TGTGAAATTAGTATTTGTTGTTGCTTTAATATCAGTCATTATCATGAATCTGCTGGCCGAGGAAGCAGGTGTGACTGTAACTGTTATATTTGAAACATCTACCCAGCCAGCCGTATTTATTGTCTGAACTGTTGTTAATACGGATTGGTTTGCACTAAGCAAAAACCTACTTAGGTTTGGAGCTAGGTCAGCAGCTGTAACGCAAGCGTCAGGCAATCCCCCTGCGGAGATTCCAGTTATCGTTCCAGTTCCGTTGATTGAGATAGGCATATTAAACCACCGTCCAAACCCCGCCGGTCGGGATCGTTACAGTGACTCCTGTATTTACGCTGATCGGTCCGGCAGTCACAGCGTTTTTGTTTGAAGTTAGTGTGTAGCTTGTCGTCACAACCTGATCATTCTCCCAGAAAATTCTATCAGTTCCACCCCCGACAGCTCCGGCAGCTACCGTGATCGCATTGTTTGAGATCGAGGTAACCCTTCCTTTGGCATCAACCGTAATCGAAGGAATAGCCGAGGTGCTTCCGTAACTACCCGCCGAAACACCCGTTGTAGCCAGGGTTGCCGTACCAGTAACGTTACCAGTGCCGTCAAACGAGCCAGATGTATAAGAGACATCGCCCGTAATCCCGATTGTCCGTCCGGTAGCCAGGGCCGTAGCCGTAGCGGCGTTACCCGTACAAGAGCCAGCAGAACCAGATACGTTTCCAGTTACATTCCCCGTAACGTTTCCAGTCACGCCACCTGTAGCCGTAATTGCTCCCGTAACAGCCAGCGTTCCAGACAAAGTCTGAGAAGCACCCGCTATCGTGCCGGTTAAGGTGGGCGATGCGGACATGACTACGCTGCCCGTGCCAGTAATAGCATTGGAGACCAGGGATTTGTCCGACGCCGTGAAAACAGCCTGGAGAGCAGTGGTCGAAGAAACAATTGGAGCAGTTGTAAAAATGCTAGCCCCCGATACCGAAAGAGTGTTTAACGCGGTATCTCCCCCTATTGTGACGGTCCCAGTAGGCCCGACGCTAAGGCGGGCGACCCCGTTTGTCGTTAAAGCTGTTGTGTTGGCTGCCGGAAAATACACCCCCGTGTCTTCATCCCCAAAAGTTGTAATGGATGGGGCTGAAGCTGACCCGGCTGAAAACTTAAAAGATCCTGAGATGCCAGAACCAGACGCCTCCCACCCCGTAGCTGTCTTTACCTTCATCCCAGGCATTGAGGTCGAGTAATACAAGTCCCCTGTTTGAACTGCCGATCCGTCCAGGCGAAGAGTTGGGTCAGTGGCGCTAGTTCCTATAAAGGTTGTGTAGTACCGGTTCAACTCACCGAGCTTGTCATAAACGGTTTGAACCTTGGTCATGTTGTTCGAAACGTTCACGACCTGCGTGTTGCTTGCTGCGACGGTGTTGATCGAAGTGATGTTATTTGAATCCGTAATAACACTGTTTATATTGTTAAAGACTGTTTGGACTTTTGCCATGTTGTCCGAAACGTTTACAACTTGCGTATTGCTTCCCGAAACTGTGTTGATCGAGGCTATATTTGTCGCGTTGGTTAAAACGCTACCGATATTATTTGAGACAACATCGATTGAAGAAAGGTTTCCAGCCACTACGGCGATATCACCGCTATCAACGGTGGCGGTACCCCCGATAGCTGAATCTCCAATGACTGTTACTGGTGTGATTACTTCGCTCATATGATCGGAATGACTCCGCCTAGTGAGAAATTCTGAGCCTGAACGCGGATCGAATGGTGTTCCCCTGTCTTGGATTCCCGTAGTTCGTCACGCAGAAGCATAAGAGCTTTCTGTTCATGCATAGCTGATTGCTCAACGTTGCTGGTAATTGTGAGAGCAGCCAAAGCCATATTGAAAATTGCTGGATAGTTCTTGATGCTCATAACATCGCTGTCGTTGGTCTTGTAGACCGGACGCTTTTTGACCAAAAGACGGACATAAGAGCTGTTGGCCCCGTTACCGCGAACAAAGTAAGCGCGGTATTGGACGTTGTTCACCCGGGTCTCCCCTCTCGCAACCATACAGGGCGAGGCGGTTAGATTAGCAGTATTATTTGAGTCAATATTGACCTGCTGATAGCCAGGTCCGTTTTCCTTGAAATCATAAAACTCGTCGTACACCGGGATCGGATATCCGTTAAAAGTTGCGCCCAGAATAGCTTCAACGTCGTTGGGTACGTAAACAAGACCATCCGTCTGGTCGATTGTAAGCGTATAGGTTTTGATCGTGCCAACAAAAGTACCCATCCGCATACACTGCTCTTCGCTTTGATTAATGAAGCGGGTCAGTTCCGAGTCAGATAACCTCAACCCATTCGGAGCCTCAAGAGCAAATCGGGCTTTCATATAACCAAGCGTCCCCGGAATTGCTGTCGATAAAGCCGTTGTGTAGGTTCCGTGCCGTTTGGACTCAAGCTCTACGCTGAGCTCTTCTTCCAACATCTTAATGGCCTCGGCTTCAAACTTCGCCGCTTGCTCCAGGCTGAGCTGTGCATTTTTGGATGATAGTGAAAGAGCTGTTAAAGCCAGCACCGCAAGTTTCACGATCTGGTAGTTGGATACAGGAAGTACAGCTGTATCAGAAACAATGTAACTGTAGGTCGGAAGAGTCAGTCCGTCCTTTACGCCGTAGCGCAAAGAAGAAAGTAAGAGTCGCTTTTTGGTGATCAGAAGGTCTTGAGCCTTGTTGACCATGTCGAACAGCTTGGCGTCTTCAAGCTTGATACCGAACTCGAGATCCAAGCCGAGCTTGGCTCGAACATATCCCATTGTGCCGACGGCATGGGTTGAGAGCTTGGATTGATAAACGAGCCGACGCGCCTCTTCAACCGACATATCGGTTTTGTAAGCCAGATGTTCCACAGCTTTAGCTTGGAGACTCGTGGCCATGTCGACCTGGTTGTTTTCTTCACGCCACAACGCAAGGACCATCAACTTAAGGGCTTCAAGGTCTGCAATAATTAGTTCATCTGCATCGTTCTCAACATCGTCCATTTTCTTTTTGCCAGTAACAATGACGCTTGTAGGAGCTGGGCTTACTGATGAATCAATTCTAAATTGAATGACGTTGGCTGTGGAGCCGATGGGCTCAAAGTTTAAAGGTACGAGATCCCCATCGTCGTGAATGAATACGTACGCATTGTCACAAAGTAGTACATTGCCAGAAGCCAGGTTTGCGTTGTTGTTTTTGGCAACACGAACAATTGACTCTAGTTGTGAGGGCAGCGTAAACACGCCTGAGGTGACATCGACCTTGTACTTGGCTACCGCCCCAAGCCATGCACGAATCGCATGCAAACGCCGTTGAGCCTGGTTGACCCGTTGAATTACACGAGCATCCGTTGACGGAACTCCGTTATCAACTACGCGTGCGATTTCAGATTTGATTTCGCCAAATGTCATTAGGTGTTCTTGTAGAAAGGAATCTTTCTAATTTCTCCGTTAATCGTTACTTGAAGATAGCCTTCAGGAGTTGCTGGAAGAGCTGCTGCTGCACCAGCGGAAACACTTGTTGTGGCGGTTGTTGCCGACGGAAGAACAATGCTACCTACGGTTAAAACCCCTGCCGTTGTGATGTTGGCTGCTGTTAACAATCCGGCCGAGGTGATCGATGCTGCCGTGAGGGCGAGCGATCCTCCCGTGATCGCGCCAGTTCCAACACTGATCGCGGTGGCTGAAAGCGTACCTCCAGAGGTAGAAATGTTCCCCGTTGCGGTAATTGCACCCGCTGTAATACTTAAGTTTCCGTTTCCTCCTATGGTAACCCCGGCGGTTGTAGAAAGACCGCCTGTGATTGCAAGAGTTCCGCTTGTTGGATGAACTAGTGCGGGAGTGGTAATAGAGGTGTCGGTTTTAATCGCCCCAACCACATCCAACTTTGTGGTAGGTGTCTCGGTCCCAATACCCACTCGACCGGCATACGTGCCTGTATTGTCGATTGAAAGAGATGGGTTGATCAACCGAACATTACCACCCGAAACAGTAAACCCGCTGGTAAACGTGTTCTGGGCGCTGATCGAAATCCACCCGCCGTTATAAATCTTAAGAGTTGGATTGGCTGTGGAAGAATCCAGCCAGATCTTGGACTGATCGTTCGGGGCCGTTGTGCTGAGAACAAATACGCTGGCGTCCGAAGCTGGAACGGAAAGGTTTTCGGCGAACAAAGACAGCAACTCTTGTGGAGTTGCGTACTTTGTACCGGCTGGGAGTGTAGATGCTAATAGAGCCATAATTAGTTAGTGCCTCCTAAAAGTTGACCGCTTCCTGTGACTGTAAGGGCGTTACCCTGTGCAACAATTGCGTATGAAGTCCCAATGTAGCCGTTACCTGAGCCTAAATTGCCCCCGAATACTCCGGTGCTTTCTCCGCCAACCAAATAAGAACTATACACGGCGGCACCCCGGTAATTTCGCCCCCTAGCCTGACTGTAACCGGGGTCAATGCCTGCTCCTCCGCCCCCGTCGCCAGCGGTAGGGTTGTCTCGGTTTTGCGTAATGCCGTGACCACCAGTGCCACCAGAACCAATAATACCGCTATTTTGAATGGTGAGCGGGTAACTCAAAAGGATTGCGGGACCGCCCTGCTCAGAATAAACGGCCTGGCCTTGCTGATCGCAACAACCACTAAAAGAAGCAGAGCCTCCCTTTCCAGCTATAATTCCGTTCGCGGGACTGTTTGTAGTGCCTCCGCTTGTTGCGGGTAGGATAAGTTTGATATTTGATCCGGCGGGCCAAGACCCTGTTTGCAAAGAGTAAGTGCTTGTGGAGGTGCTTCCAATGTTTCCAAGGACAGTAAACTCTACGGTTGCTCCAGAACCCACATAAGGATACTGAGTTTCAAACAATGTGCGTAAATTAAGGTTGTAGGAATTGGTATTAGCGGTGCCAATATCCAACTTGAATGTCGCGCTATCGACGATGCTAACCATCATGGCGTCAGCTCGTGTACCCAAATGAAATTGTTGCGTTGGCGACTGTACCTGAAAGATTTGAAAAAGTAGCCGTTACGCTGGTACCGGCAGCAATTACTGTCCCATTCGCCAGTGCGGGAGAAAGCGTGATTGTGGCCGACCCAGACCCAAAAGTAGTTGTCACGGCTGTATTGATTGTCATAGCGTGAGTAGTTTTAAACAGAACAACCGTTTGAGTGTTGTACGGTTGAAAGACATTGGCGCTCACCTGCTGACGAAGGCTTGTAGAGCCAGCTGCAGTAATAAGCCCCTGGTCGTTTACAGTGAATGTTGGGACTGCGCTATTAGAGCCGTAAGAGCCCGCGGTAAGCCCGGTACGAGATTCAAGATTTTCTGGTAGGATCGTGCCTACAGCTATCTTGGCGCCTGTGACAACACGAGCGGCTAGTTTGTCAGTCGTGACAGCGGAATTTGCTAACTGCTGAGACGAAACCGATCCGCTTGATAAAATGTTTCCACGAAGCTCGGAGATAGCAATTTTCTTGGTTACCGAAGAATTTACGACCGGAAGCACATCCGTGCTGCTTAAAGTCCCTGAGAATGATTGTAGGTCTGTGATCTTAGGCATAGCGGAATCTCCTATTCTGGGCTACTGACCCGTTTATGTCAATAATGAAGTATCGCTTTGATCTGTAAGGGGTTCGCCAAACAGCGTCGAACCGCCTGATAAAGTTAAAGTGCCTGGCTCGGTCAGTAACTCCTCAGATATTACGGAGCTACATACTTCGGAATAGTGCAGGAACAGTGAGGGCTCTACGGCGTCAAGCTGTAGCCATTGCCCTTTATTAAGTTCGTTACTCATTAGATGTTGCCTCCCACCTGTTCAACCAAGGTCTGACAATGTAAAAACATTTTTTGTAGGGTTGCGTTACCCGTCCACACAATGCGCCCTTGAAAATCATACCCATGAGAAAACATTCTGCTCGTCAAGGGATCGGCCTGTTCCCGAGGGTTCATAAGCCGGATCTGAGGCGCAAATTGAGGTTTAAGGTTCGGAATGGTCGAAAGAAAACCGGTTGTATCGACAACATCCGGGGTGGATCCACTTTGATTAAATCCATAAGGAGTTACCGTCACAGAATAAGTTGAATTGGGCAAAGTGCTTGGGTAGGAAAGCTTAAGGTAAAGGTAATTCCCAGTTGGCCGATATAGATTAAAGAATCTTGATGCGACTCTATCGGTGGGAAGGTTGACGTTTACGGTCCTAAAAGAGTCATAAAAAGCTGTATAGTCGGCCGAGCCGCTTACAAGAGCCGACACCTCGGTTGGTGTTAGACTGGACACAAGATAAGATACGCCGATGTAGTAGGGCGCGGATCCGGTACCTGGAGGAGTTTCTCCGGTTGTAAAGTCGAGACGAAGTCCCAACCCACGAGTAATTCGACTTGAGTATTTAGTCAGATCTATTTTGTTCAATGTAGCCGACAGTGTGGCCAGTTGGGTCGGCGTCAAAGATGAACTTAGATTTGCCTGGGTAATTGCATCGCCACTGAGTTCACGAATAGAAACTGATGTCTCTGGCAGCATGTAGAAGTTGTCCCAGAATATCCAGCTGGGGTACTGATCCGGCTTGTAGTAGACCTCAACATCGGTTTGGTCTCGAAGATTTGAAAACCAGAAGTCTGAGCGTATTAGCTTTTTCAACTCAAACATTGATCTGAATGAATAAGCCGTTGTCTCAAGTTCTGCTCGAATAGGCACAGAGCCTGAAGAGCTACCAGTAACGGAAAGGGCGAACGTCGAAGAGTTCTCTGCTGGTAAAGTTGCGGTTGGTGTTGCGGTCACATATATAAACCCTGTGGTATTGATCGGTCCGAGGTCTACTTCGGTAGAGGCTTTCCCTGAGGCTTGAGCAGGAAGCGTAACAGTTATTGTCTTTAAAAAAGGAGAAATTCTAGAGTCTGAGGAGAAAGTATTTTCAGACACGTCGAGACTGCTAACCGCATAAGAAACAGATATGCCTTGAGTTCCCATTCCTGTGGACGTCCAAACTGTGTTTGTAGATTCGTTCTCCGTGCTAAGGATTAGTTTTACGTTTTGTGGGCCGAGAGCAGCTATTCTGCTTAAATCAAACTTGCCGTTTGTAGTCCCAGCAAGAGCTGCAAGTTGATACGTACCAGATAAAAGACTATTTGTGAAAATCAACTCGCTCCCAGCAATTGGGCGATCTTCGTGAGTGCTTGGGTCAATCTCCCATACGCCGTTTAAATTACAACTGATACCCAGGATAAAGGCCCTATTCCTACGCCCAAAGTCACCAGCAATAACTTGAAGCATGTCAACGCCAGTCCATATGCCGTCGTAAGCTGCGGCCGTTTTACCGAGACTCCCTGTCATCGAATTAAAGTCCAAGCTGATCAGAGCTTTATAAATCTTCTTGGATTTACTGTTAAATGTCTCTGGTTGATACTCCTGGGGTAAGGCAGTCATAAGTACGCGACCGCGATCTGTGTAAGCTAGACTCACGTCCTGCAGAAGATGAATAGGTTCCTGGTTGAGAATAGAATTCATCTCGGCGCTCATAGCCGTATTCCCATACGTCTCCATCTCTGCGGTTGCATTTTTGTAGGTGCGAAGTCCGTCGTTGGATCGGAAGAATAAATCGCCGTTAACCTGTGCAAAAGCATCAGGTCCGACGGCTCCAATGTTTGTGTAAAGAACAGTTTGAAAGCCTGCTGTAGCGCCCCACTGAGATCTTGGAGTAGTTACGGCAAAAGTAGCTGCGCCAAACTCGCAGAATACAAATAACTGTCCTTGTCCAGCTACCGTGTTCTGGGTGGGAACAAACTGCATCCCGGTAATTCTTCCCATGAACGAAGGCATGAGAAGACTTCCACCCTCATTAAGATATGTGTTTTCGGTATTAAATAAAACTGAAGCTCTGGGGTCTGAGAGAGGATAATTTACAGCCCCAGAGCTTGTTGTCCCAGCTTTAACGTTTACATGAGAGCCAACAAGGTCTAGGGCTTGAATTTCAAAACGATTTGGGTTAGCAACAAAAAGCCTCCCCTGCCCGTAAGCCATAATTGAACCTGTAGGTATTTCAGAAGGGGTCTCAAGAATAGCGTAAGCTTTTGCTCCGGAACCTCCACCCCCAGAAAAAGTAATCGTCGGAGCTGATGTGTAGCTTGTACCGGCGTTTGAGACAGTCACACGCTCAACTTGCCCGCTAGTAGAGTTAACCGCAGCGTTTGCCGTAGCGGTGACGCCGCTCCCACCGGGAGCAGATATAGTAACCGTAGGAGCTGAGGTGTACCCAGTGCCTCGATTTGTAACAACAATAGAAACTACTGTCCCACTACCAACGCCCATTGAAATAGCTGGGTTAGAAGTTATGTGAGCTCTCCGAATGTTTTCTCCGTCAAAAATAAGAGGAGCGTTAACCCCGTCTTGAATGACCAAATACTTTTCGGCCTGACAAAAATAGTGACGGTTTGTCTCGTGGTTTTGGTCGGGCCAAGGGCGCTCTGCAGCAGAAGAGTCTCTTGAAAACCGTAGTGCAAGCGAGGCGTTTGTAGTTCCAACCACGTACGCTTTAGCGTTCTTGCTAAAGCCAGTGCCTCCGTCCGCAACAGTGACGTAGTTAAGTGCTCCAGACGCGGTTGTTGCGGAAGCTGCAAAATCTGTCCCTGTTTTGCCGAGCAGAACTCCTGTTGGGAGCGGGTCTTCAATAATGACTTTAGAACTGTTTGTGAGCCCAGCTCCACTGGTCGCCTTCCCTGCGCCAGCCACCCGCAAAGTGTAGTACGTGGTGTCCATAAACTTTGGAAGGTTCACGTAGCCAACGCACGGGTTGTAAATCGTATAAGAACCTACAGAAGACCCAACGGAAGAAGACGAATTAGCCGTATAGGTAAATGAAGTTAAGGTGGGTGTTGTTAAAATTGTGGCGTCGGAAACGTTAAGGTGGGCTTGAAGTGTATCTGTAACAGTTACCTTGTCCCCTGGATTTAATTGATGAGGAGCGCTTGTTGTAAGAGTCGCGGTTGTTCCGGAGCACGTAATGCTGGAGATCGCCTTAGCGGAAATCACGGTTCCGGAAGTTCCGTTCAGTCGGATTATCTTTTTTGTCTGTGGATCAATCCGAAAAATCCATCCACCCGCTGCTGCAATAATGTAGGTCTTACCCTTTCCGGCGTCGGCTAAATCAGAAGCTTCGTCCCGGTTGGCGGGCTGAGTAAATAGTGTAGCCCCTTGAAAGTATGCTCCGTGAAAAGCTTCAAGCGCATCTGGATCTTCGGGGTCGGGTTTTAGATCAAGTTGCACAAACCCAGGTCGTGTCTTTACAGTCCCCCCACGAGCTGTCACATTGACGCCGAGGGCGTAGCTCTTCTGGCTAATCATGTTTGGTTCCTTTGAGGAATCCATGCCACTTTCCAGCCCGTTAAACCCTGCTACCTGACGTCCTGAATCTTCTATGGCCATATGGTTATTTTCTCAGAAATGAAAGACGTTTCAACCTTTGGACCTCAATACATCCCAGTTATCTCGCCAGGCTGAGTTGGTGGCTAAATAGACGGACTTTGTCTTGGGCAGCTTGTTCCGCGGTATGACAAAGACGGCATCCAGAGGAATATGATAAAAAATGAAAATGTCGCAGTCAGTTTTGTTATAAATCACCTTTTTCTTGCATGTTTTAAGAAGGGCTCCGTATCCATAGCCAGGACCTTTTACAGCCAAGAATTTAAGCTTATTTCGCACCTTGGTGTCGGAAGCCCCAGAAGTGGTCTTAACCTGAACTCTTCTGAGCTTACCTCTCCAGTCGGTTATCAAATCGTACCCCTCGTCAATTACGGGTGTACAAACCAAAAACCCCTGCTCCAAAAGTTTTGCGGCCACTCTTTGAACGCCAATAGCCCCTATGCGAAGGCTCATAGCCAAGACCTCCCCAGAACATTAACCGCCAGCCTGCGACGCCTATAAACCCCGTCTCCGTCACGGGAACCGCCCCCATTGGTATTGCCTTCAATAGTTAAAAGCCATTCGCCGTCGTTTTTCTCTACAAGCCCGGTATGCGCTACCCGACCCATGCTATTGAACCAAATGCCAAAAACATCGGCAGGCTTAAGGGGTGTACCTTTTCGGGATCTGTCCCAAATAGGACGGTACAGCATTGTGGGTGACCAAGCCGTCCGAGGGTATGGGTTAAGGGGGCGGGTAAAGGTCTTGTCCCCTACCCAAACAACAAAGGCCGCGCACCAAGGCGCTCGAGTACCTTTTAAACCTACCGAGTCTAGGATCTCGTCCACCACGGGCCCGTCGTTCTGTCCCGTAGCTTCTGTGATCCCGATGGCTTTTCTGGCCGTTTCGACAACCCGATTCCTCGCATCCGCATCACCCAAAGAAAGATTGGGGTAGGCAAGAGCAAGAGTAATCGCAAAAACATACTTTATCGGCATGACAGGATGGCTGCCAGTAACAGGACGGAAAACATGGCTGCAAAAACAAACAGCCTTGTCCGTGGTCCCGATTCCTTCCAGTCATCGCTGAGCGCACCTCGGTCGACGTATTGATCTAGTATCTTCCAATCCAACTGAAGCACCGTCCAAGCCATGAACGTACAAAACAGAAATCGAACAGAGCCAAAGGCCAGAACATGAAGAGAGCCGAGATCTACGGTCCCGGCTGTAGTGTCGAAGCCCTGTAGGATTGGGCCTAAAAAGAAAAAGATGATAGTGGCTACAGCAATAGCCAAAAGCCCCTGGATGTTTGAGAAAAGCCAGCGTTTCACCAGGGAATCCCAATGAACTTGCGAACCACCCAAAGAATCGGGCCTCGTGCGGCAAAAAGAATTGCTGCAATCAAAGCCCCTCGCCACATCCACAACTCCCCTAGGGCTTTTCGCTGTTTAGCTTTCCAAACCTCGGCATCTTTAACCGCTTCGTTACGTTCTTTAACGGCCCGCTCAAGTGCCTCGGTGTTTACGAAACAAGCCTGCTTGGCTGACTCCAACTGCTTCCTAGCCTCCTCAATATGAACTTTGGCCTCGGGATTAGCTACGGCAGAGGCAGCATCCAGGCGGGCTTCTGTGGTAGCAAAGTTAGGCAAACGCTTGGGAGATACGGTAGAACAACCCGTAAAAAGCAACGCAACCACAAGTAGGGTCGGCATATGTACGAGTATCAATTACTTCCTTGCTTTTGTCAATAATTAACGGCCGTTGAGCTTTTCCCAGAACCATTGCCCAAACATGGTAAGCCCTAAGGTAATCGTAGCTACAATCCCGTATCCCCTGTTTATGTGACCTTCAACTTTGTGAAGGCGACCGTCGTGGCCGGTAAGCAGATCAAGCGTGGAATCGACTTTAGTCTCGATTCGAGCCAAGCGCTCACGGATCTCGGATTGGTCTTCGCTCATTTGAGCTTCGCAATAACCGGCCGTAGCCGGTCGCAAATTGCGTCTCCGTTTAGCCCGAGCAAATGCCAGAGCTCATTCTTCTTGTTGAAGAACCAGGCAAAGTGTTGCTTGGTCATCAAATCCTCTGGGTACGCAGATCGGGTGCCGTATTTCTGAGCATATTTCAAATCCCAAACAGCCTGCTCAACGATAGCCAGGCCGAGGTCTTTGATTAAATGCTCAGGACATCCCGGTCTCGATTGAGTCGACGAAGTTGCCTTCTTGGGCTTGCGGGGTTTCATTCGAGGCCATTTCGTCCATAGGAGCTTCTTCTTTTTTCTCGCCGACGGGATTACCCTCGACTGAGGAAAGGCAAAACATATCGCCTTTGATATAGCCCTCTGCCATGAACTCAAACGTCTCACCTTCTTTAACTCCATCGGGGAGTGTAAAACCTTGCGGGATCGGAAATTCTACTTTCATATTTGAAAACCTTTCTCAACGGAGTCTACGAACGCCATTTTCTCCCTCTCTTTGTCTTCTTCACTTTCAACTCCTGGATTAGGAACTGGAAGACCTTCTAATTTAGTTACAACGAGCTCTTCCCCGTCGATGATGCCTGAAGCTACGAAATCAAACTCAGCTCTCGGTTTGACGGGGGTGGGAGCTGAAAACCCAATGGGGAGTGGAATACGTATTCCGGAAACCTTATCTGTGCTCTTAGGTTCACCAGCGGCCTTGGCAGTCTTTGAGTCTTCAGCCTTTGCTTTAGCTTCAACCTTGCCCTTGCCAGAAGGGAGAACCAGGAGGATAGATTCCATTTTATAAAAAGTGACTGCCTCAGGGGGATTGAACCCCTGAGGCAATCGTTCGAATCAATTAGGCAACCCAGAGCAGGTCAGCCTCGCCACGTTTGTGACGAATGACATAACCCCATTCAGGGCGAACCGGCTTGGAACCGTTCGCGAACGTCGCGCGGAAAAACCCGTTTGCGCCGTCCGGATTGGTTTCACGATCGGGGATGTTCTTCCACTTGAAGTCACCGCGATAGCCTTGAGCATCAAAGCCCATTTCACCCATCGAGCCCAGGGGCTTCGGAACAACGGAGTGATACACTTCGTTGATAAGGATGATGGAATCTTCGTAAGCAGCCGAGAGGTAGCTTGCGTTGATGTCGTATTTGTTGCCTTTGGTAGCCGAGGTGCGAACGAACGGGTACACGCGCTTCCATGCGAAGAGCTTGTCCGTGGCAGACGGGCTACTAACAGCTGCGCTGATCGTTACCGAAGTAGCCGTCAGAGCTGAAACCACGCTAGCAGTAGACTTAACCGTCGTGCCGTCGTTACCTGTGACAACCAGCACATCGCCAATTTCCACACCGGTGGAATCAGCAACCGTGTAAACTCCGGACGCATGCGCAGTTGCCGTGAGGGCAATACGATTGTACCGGGGAGGATACGGATCAATAATGTGGTAGAAGCCACCGTAAGACCGTTCCACACCAAGAGGAGCGAGAAGCTCATTCGGTTTGGTGGAGTAACGGAAGTCGCTACGGATGTTGTCGTTGAGCTTGATGATGTCATCGCTGGTTTCAGCGCTGGTGATCAAGTTGAACACAGGGGCTCCGTTTTCCTTGCCTTGAGCGGCCGAACCGGCGCCGTCACGCAGCAACCGCATATAAATCCGACGCAGGACTCCCTGGGTCAGTTTGCTGGTCGCGTTAACAAGGGGGCTGAAGGCAGAAGCATCGCCCGACACAGTCGCATAGTTCAACGAGGCAGAGGCCGCGTCGGCACCAGTCGGAGTGATCTTGTTCTGCGCCAACCGGACGTATTCGTCCTGATAGCGCTGAGTCCACACCATAGCGGTTTGCTCGGTCAGGATATTCATGATCTGAGTCAGCTGCTCTTTCCGACGTACAGGGTAGCGCAAATCTTCGAGAGCAATGTTCGGGGATTCGAGCGCAACACGACGGAGGTCGTAAGTGCGGAGGGTTTGAGCAAACTCAACGTTAGCAAACTTAGGAAGTTTGCCGTTGTTGGCGTTATCTGTCGAAGCAGTCAACGCACTAGCTGCACCTGAGGTAGCTTGAGTATATGCATTGAAGCTGGTGTAGGTCTGATCGGTGGGGTTCGACCCGAGTACCGAGGCAGTGCCTGTCCAGACAGACTGAAGATCGAAATCGTTCTGCCGTCCGTTGCGGGCCGCCTGGGGGATAGAACGCTCGTAGGTCAGCACGCTGACTCGATCGCCCATCTCGTCGGGGAAAGTATCTTGTTTAATTAATTTGAGCCAAACATTGTTATCAACCGTTTTGCGGTAGATCTCGGGCCCAATACGTCCAGCTTCCTTAACAAGGAGCTGCTGAATGTTATCGTATACAGTAGCCATATTAGTGTTCTCCTTTCAGAGAGAAAAAGTAAGAGTTTAAAAACAAGAGGAGAAACCAACACGGTTTCCCGTAGTTTTCAAAATTGGATCTCCCGGCGGCATCCCGAGACTTTTATTGCCCGTGTGACCTCTTCCATTTTTATAGGTCGTGCCCTTAAAACCCGCTTCCGTTTTTATAGGATCTCTAAGGCAGATGAGAGTATGCGTTACTGACTACGGTCTGTCAATACCTAAACTATGCTTTGACCCAAGCCCAAATGAGACTTGCATTTATACCGACCTGTCGCCAGGTGGATTGGACTATATCTTGATGTCGTTAGACACCCTGCTTGTTCGTGCTGGTCATTAAGGCTTCCTAAGCCTCCAGTAGTCTCTACACCTTGACGCAAAGCGTTGCGCCCTTGGCTCGGTATTGTCTTGGGGATCTCCCAAGAGTTTCACCGAATTTAAGCAGTACGGGCCGATAATCTGTTAAAGAACTAACTAAAGATAGCATACCGACAGCAAACACCGGCAGGAGAAGATGTAAAAATAAAAAAACTCCTACGCTTCTCATATTGCCACTGGTCCTCATCAAGCTCGGGGTAATAATCAAAAGCTCTAGGATATACACCCACGTACTTATCCCAAGATACCCATACCTTGATAAGCTTATTGGTCGGTAAACCCCCCGAATGATAAGTGTTAAGAAATGAGTAGAGATTTGGAGATACGGACTGCCAGAACGAATACCTAGGGTTGCTAGAATCAGCATATGATGGTTGCCCGTAAAGGAAGTCGTCTGTCCAATTATACTTATTCATACTTGGGTAATATCGATACGCTGGTGTACCGCTTGAGGGTTTAACGAATTCAAACCCAGTAGCTCCACAATTCCATATCCGCTTCCCGTCTAAGCTTGGGTTATAAAATGTGCCATCCCTGCTACCGGAAAACCTACCATTACCAGTCATGCCCCTCTTTTTTGTATCGTTGACCTCGTAAATCGTCGGAGCTTTACGGATCTTTAATGGGAGGACGGTGGGCATTACGGCAATCCTAGCCCTTGGCCAAGGGTGGTTTTGTAGAGGGATCGGATTTGGTTGTCTAACGAATCACTGATAGCTGTATTTAGGTAAGCAAAGAATCCTAAAGTATTTGCTCCTTCATTACCCCTTGGAGCAATTTGGCCTGCTGTGCTGGCGGCCCAACCAGTTGCCGAGCCGCTTGTAAAATTGCCGTTTAGGGTTCCTCTAAATGTAGTATTACTTTGTGGTCTCCAAGAAATATATCTGGGCCCAGCCCTTATGCCAAAGGTATTATACGCGTATCCAATATCTGAAGCCAATGTGTACCAAACGTCACGTTGTGCGAATAAGTGATCTAGATCGTTTACAGCAGAAGTTCCTATCGAAAATTGCCTTCCGTTTACGTTCACCCCAGCTGTGAAAATGTGCTCTTTATTTGTCCCGATATCTGTAAGAATATTTGTGACTGCAATTATAGAATCTGGGTATGCGCCAAGGGTAAGGCTTGTCGACATGTATGTAGAGCCACTTGTAATCGCAAGCCCGTCAGTTGTTCGTAATTCAGATGAAGAAAGTGTTCCGTTGTACGTTCCATACCCACCCAAGCTATACACAGTCGTCCCAATCCCAGGATTCTGCGATGAGCGTAAAGGCCAACAGACCATATTGCTCCAAAGTCCTAGGTCTTTTACGCCTGTAACAAAACGAGAAATCTGTTGCTTCCCAGACGTGCTAGTTACGCCAGCGGTAGTGAAGTAAGCGGAGGCATCCGCATCGTAGGCTGGTTGAGAGAAGTTGATTATGGGCATGTCAGTATCTTAGAGATATATGAGCGTGGTAATATATACTTGAAAGTGTTACGGAGTTAAGGTTTGAAGGTAATCCAGAAGTTTGTCCAGTAACCCCGACATGACCCATGCTTGAGCCAAAAGTCGAGCCATTGGTGAGAGAACCAAAAACTGGCTCGTTCTTTCCAAAAGCTGAACTTACTGACCCACCAGTTGCAGCGGTAAATACAATCGAAGCAATATACCATCCTTTCGGGTATGCTAGAGACATCGTCTGCGTTTTAGCCGGAGTCATATATGTGGAGGTGCTATCGACAATGGTTACGGATTCATAAAGCGAGGAGTCATATAAACTTGAGCCAACACGATACATTCCCCACATCGCGGTATTTGAGTTTCCGCTTGTGCCGTAGCCGTTTGCTGCATAGGCACTTTTCATTTCAAGAGCACTAGCTGGAACGTCATATCTAATGTAAAAGGGGAATAGTGTCATTTGCCCAAGGATCGATGAGATTGTGCCGGAGCCACCGCCACCAAAGTAATCCCAGCAACCATCGGGAGCATAAGT